TTTATTTGGTGCCATTGGTGCCGCATTAGGTGGACCATTTGCCTTATTCACTGGTGGATTGGGAGCATATTTAGGTGGTGAAGCGGCTGGAAAACTATATGATTTTATGTTTTCCGGTGGTAAAAAACCAACTCAAAAAACAGCAAAAGCAGCGGGTGGTGGAAAACCTGCAACTCGTGGTGGAAAATTAGTTAGTGGTCCTGCAAAAAGAACGGTAAAGAAAAAGAAAACTCCAAGAACAGTTAAAGCAACTGCACCAAGATTAAGACCGGGTGGTGCTGTTGGTGGTGAAAAGAATATTAAGAAATTATTCCCTGATTCGAAAAACAAAAAAGAAATGAACTCTTTTGAGTTCCTGAAAAAGACATATGATATTTTCTCAAAATCTACTGGACTTGGATCATTAGTTGCTCTTGCAATGAAACCCGTACTGGGAGATAGACCAACCACAGCAGATTATAAAAATGCTGGTGTCGGCATCAACAACTGGATGAATAGATCAATCGCATCAGGAACTCTTGCATATGCAGGTGGTGGCGAAGTTAAAATGGAGAGCATTGTCTCAGGTGAAGATTATAGTGATGTAATAGCAAGATCAGTTAAAGATTCTGTTTCATCTGAGGTTGATAAGGCTATTCAAGACTTGATGCGTCAGTTGATGCTACAACCATCTTCTCAACCTGCTGGTGTTCCTGGACCAACTAAACCTGGGGATCCAAGCACGGTTAATATACAAGGTGGTAGTGCTGATTTTTGGACTCTCGTTGCTATTGTATCAAGAGAGGATGCAGATCCTCAAGGGTCTGCTGACGTTGCACAGTCAATCTATAACAGACTTGCATCGGGAGCATATACAGGAAAAACAATTAAGGATTTGATTACTGCCGATCGTCAGTATGAACCAACCTGGCAGTATCCTAAGGGAGCTCCTAACATTAAAAATAAACCGAATCCAGAGTGGTTTGCGATTAAGGACGCTGCAAGTGCTGCAGCTGCCTCTGGAATGTCAGAAGAAGCGATGAAATCGGTCGCAGCTTCAATTTTAAACCCAACCCTACAGGAAAATGCAAGACAATTTGTTCAGGGAAGAACTGATTTTAAAGGTGCTAATTCGGGTGGACCTCCAAGTATTCAGAGAAAAGGTGGAGATAATTGGTTTGGATGGGAATATAATTATAAACAAAATAAAATAGGTTCTGTCCCAAACTTTGGAGCAACAGCGACTGCTGGTGGAGCTGGTCCAGGAGGATCTTTCGTTGGTGGAGAAATTGCCTTAGGAAAGGGATATGGCAGCGAGGGAAGTAAAATTGCAGGTGAACTTGGTAGATATATAAAAAGTAAATTAAAATCACCGCAAGATTTTTCACTAGTTCATCGTCATCCAGAGCACCCACCTTATAGTTTAACTTCTGGACATAGTTCTGGATCTTTACATTATCAAGGCAGGGCACTTGATATTGGTGCTTTTACTCATGAGCAAGGTCCAATTTTAAATGTAATATCTGAGTTTAATAGAATGAAAGGTGTAAAACCTGTGCAACTGTTACATGGAAAAAATGAACCAAATTATCATCATAATCATGTTCATGTCGCATATTTTAAAGGTGGCAGAGTTCGTAAATTAACAAGAGCTATTCTGGGAGAAAGGGGTCCAGAGTTTGTCTTTGATGCTGATACAACTGCTGGATTGGATAGACTCGCGCCACAACTCTTAGACAAATTGAATATAGCAAAAACTGAAAAACAAGTTGAAAATATTCTTCAATCATACATGTCGTATAATGCACCTTATGGTGAAGAACCTGAGATTGTTTATATAACAATCGAAGTTCCTGCTGCAGTTCCCGTTCCTATTAGTAGGGGAATGGGAATGTCTGGTGGCGGCGGCATAGATAATACATACGATATCCTAACCCTATAATATAATATAAGATAATGTCATTAGATGCTAATTCAAAAGCCGATATTAAAAAGTTTAATATTTACCCAAATGCAGGCGGAAAGGAAATAAATGTTGCAGGTGGTGTAGTTGAATTGAGTTACTATGAAGATATTATGTCACCAACTGTTCGAGTTACCACAGGATTTATAGATACTGGTCGTGCAGCAGGGGCAAATGACGGTAGTGGTGCAAAAATAACAGCGGCAGAAAAGATAAAACTTACTGGAATGGAAAAGTGTGAGATTGAACTAGAAGATGCTCTTGGGCAAAAAATTACACTCAAAGACATTCATGTTGGTTCAAGACAAAGATTAACTGAGAAATTAAATGATCTAGAAATTTTAGAGATAGTTTCAAAAGAAAATCTTAGAAATGAAAGTGTTAGAGTCATAAAGAAATATGAAGGCAAAATATCCGACTCTATTAAAAAAATATTGCAAGAAGTTTTACAAACTACAAAACCATTAGATATTGAATCTACAAAGAATCAAAGAGCCTTTATTGGTACGACTAAGAAACCATTTTGGTTTATCTATTGGTTAGCATCTCAATCAATTCGTGAGAATACAAGTGCTTTGGGTTTAACTGCTGGTTATTTTTTCTTTGAAACAAAATCGGGATATAAATTTAAATCCATAGATGCTTTACTTGGACAGACTCCAACAAAAAAATACATTTATAATAACACAACTTCATCAAAGATTCCTAAGGGATATACTGGCAAAATTATTAATTATGATTCAAACTTTACTTCTGATATGAATGATAAGTTGATGATGGGAGCATTTAATTCATCTGTAAATTTGTTTAATTCATTTGAAAGTGCTTTCAATTGCAATCCACTTAACATTGGAGCGCAAGAATCTGCTATCAAGTATCCAGGAACCGAGTATGGAAAAAATTTGAATTCATTTTTTATCAAAGATCCATCTCGTTTTTTTACTGGAAATGAAGCAATAGGAGCATTGACTGATATTGATCGTTCACACGAGTATGATGTACAAAAGTCTCAAATTTTATCAACATCATCATCACGATATAATCAGTTCTTTACAAACAAAGTTAATATTACAATCGCTGCTGATTTTAGTTTGGAAGCAGGGCAAGCAATATTTGTTGATTTTCCAGAGCAGTCTTCTAAAACAAATCCAGATAATAACTCAAGAATGAGTGGAATTTATATTATTTCAGCACTTTGCCATAAAGTTACCCCAGGAACAAACAATTCAGGATTTCAGGGAATAACATCATTAGAATTGGTTCGTGATTCTTATGGAAGAAAACCAAGCGGAATGGCATCGTCAAGTAAGGAAACAGCATCCTCACCATCAGGATCATTAGTTAGTGGGCAAACTGGAATTCCAGATGCAGATGCGATTCAAGCAGCTGCTGGTGAAAGAAAACTGTTGAGTGATCAAGCTGCTGCAAACTCTACCAGCAATAGAAATCAAGAAAATTTGACAAATGCTGATATTTTAACACCAGAAGAAGCAGAAGCACAATTTAGATTTAGATAATAAATAAGTTAAGTATATTTTGTGTCCCTATGGACAGAACAATCCAACAACACATTAATGATAATAAAGACGAACTAGACAATTCAAATACAAGTAGTCAGCGGCGTCGTCACTTAGAGGGTGAATTAAATTCTTTAAAAGTTTATCATACAAGTCATCCAGAAGATGATCACGACCCAACTCCATTGGAACTTTATTGTAACGAAAACCCAGGCGCAATAGAGTGTAAAATTTATGAAGATTGATTATGTCTGATGTAACCACTGGAACTACATTTAATCCTCAATTTTTCATGAATCCACCTTGGTGGATTGGAAGAGTTGAGGATAAAGAAGTATGGAAAGACAATATTCAAGGAAAGACCTTTACTAATGTTGCAGATATTAAAGGTTGGGGGCATCGATATAAAGTAAGAATTTTTAACTGGCATACTGGTGATGTAAGCAAACTTCAACCTAAAGAGATGGCATTCTGTCAGGTTATCCTACCTGTCACTGCTGGATCTGGACATGGTGGAGCAGCACAAACACCGTCTATTGAAGCAGGATCCATAGTATTTGGATTTTTCATGGATGGGATGGCAGGTCAAGAGGGATATATTGTAGGTCTTGTCGGCAACTCAAATAATAATGTTCCCAAAGAAAGAGGAAAATCTGCTCCCAATCAACCACAAACATCTGTACCACCAACAGCAACGACAGGTGGAAAACCAACACCAACAAAAACAAATCCCCCAACACCACCAACAGGACCTGGAAGTGCCGCTACTCAACCAGTTCCCCAAAATGTTGATCAGTTAAGTACAAATCAACTTAAAAAACTATTAGATCCATCAAAAACACCCTCATCAGCAGTTTTCAAAGAAGCATCTAAGGCAAGACAAAAAGCAAAGGCAGCAGGTTTACCAGAGGCAGAAGTTGAAAGACTGGTATTAGCAGCTACTGTAAAGGCATCTAGACAACCTGGTGCTGACGCAGGAACAAATGCCAATTGTAATCTGGGATATCAACAATTTAATAATACATTCAGAGATGGTTCAGAAGAAAAATCTTCAAAAGTCCCCGATAATCTGGTTTTAAATTCTACTCCACTTTCAACAACAGAAGCACTCCATATTGGCGTAAAGTCAACCAAAGATCTAAAAAAAGATCAAAAAGTAAAAATTCCTCTACTCGACGTATCAAAAAAGAATAATAGCAATATAACAGGAATTCAACGTTCAATTAAGAATTTAATCAATACTGTTGAAGAACTGAAAAAGACACACAACCAAGTGTCTGCACTTGCGACAGAAGCAAAAGAATTTTCAAATAAGATTGAAAGTCAAATAAATGGTATTGTAGGTGAAATTTCTGGATTTACAAAAAATATAATGGGAGGAGTTCGCTCTTATACTCTATCCAAACTATCGGATCAAGCTAAAAAAGCAGCAGGAAATCTTTTTCCATCAGAGGTTCCAAAATTTTATAAAAAGATAGAAGAAGGAATTGCTTTGATGAATTGTGTATTCAATAAAATTACTGCAAATATGCCAGGACTTTTGAAAGATTTGCTTAAAGGTCTTCTTGATAAAATGATCAATGCTCCATTATGTGCGGCAGAAAATGTTTTGTCTGCAATTATGAATAATGTTATAAAAAAACTTACTGATGCTCTGAGCAAAGTTTTTTCAATGATTAATTCAGCTCTTGCATCAATAACAGGAACTCTTGGTGCTATTGGAGGGGTTCTTGGTTCAGCATCTAGTGCTCTTCAAAAAGCATCTAGTGCTGCGGATACAGTTAGTGCTATCGGATCTTCCCTAAAAGGATTTGAATTGGATGGTGGAGAATTTGGAAATATGTTTAATGCTCTTGACTATGTAAAGGGAATTAAACAATTCTTCTCTTGCGATGATGAAGAAAGTCCTGTAAAATATACAGAAATATCATTAGATGGACCTGCAATTCCGGGTGGAGATGCTGCGGCATCTCCAACTCAGGACGGAGGAGCACCAGTTGGAACAGGAGATCCTTCTGCATCTGCGGCAAACGTAGTGAATAATGTTCCAAGTCAAAACAATATAGATACTCCTACAACAGATAATTTTAGAGAAGCTGTTAGATCAGGAGACTCTGAAACAACAGGATTTACACTTTTTTAATTAAAACATATGCTTTCCACTAGTATACCATTTGATTCTGCTATTAAAGTATCTTTTTTTGACAAGGATGGTCAAAAAGTAGAAGGGTTGAGTATTAAACAAGCTGTTAAAGTTTGGGAACGTAATAATGAAACTCTGTTTTATTTTAAAACAGGTGATGGTACAGAACAAGAACTCACTATTAAGGAGGTTAAAAAACTTCCAAATAAGAAAAATATACTTCCTTCCAAATCAAATTGCAATACTGGACCAGTAAAATGTGGACCGCCCGTGGTTAAGTTTTTTGGTGGTGGTGGATTTGGAGCAGCTGCAAATGCAATCATTAGTCCCATTTCATCTTCTGTAATTGGATTTGATATTGTCAATCGTGGAAAGGGGTACAAGTCTCCGCCAAATGCAGAACTTATTGATCCATGCGGAAAGGGCGCAGGATCCAGTGTAAGAGTTAATATTAAAAATGGTCAAATTCAAGATATGGTTCCTGTTGCACCAGGAGATGGATATATTGCTTCACCTGACGGTAGTTTAGGTGGCAATGAAAGAGTTTGGAAAGAACCTGATGAAGGATATGTTGAAACAGAAGATGGTCGTTATTATGTTGTGCAACCTTATAGACCAATTCAAGTTAAAAAAGGTAGCACCTATTATCCTCCCGATGGTCCACCAAGAGTTCTTGAAACAGATGAGGTTATCAATTTACCATTAGTTCCAGTAGACCCACCAAAAGCCACAACATATCCAACTTATTTGTGTTTAGAAAAAATAGAAGTTCTTGATCAAGGATTTGGATATAGGCAAGGAGATAGATTAATCATTACACCAAACAATGGAACTGAGACTGAACTTGTAATAAATGAGTTTGGTCAAATTGCAGAAGTAAAAGTTCTGAGAGTGGGATGTGGTTTTAATGATATTCCTGATATGAGAACTGATTCCCCAACAGGATTTAATGCAACATTCACACCAATTTTCAAAGCAACTCCAAGACCAAAAGATCCATTTATTGTTCCTGAGGGTGCAAATGTGGTTGAAGTTGTTGATTGTGTAGGAAAAATTCCACCCAAACAAATTTTCGATATTGTACCGAGGTAACTAAAATGGCACGTTCAGAAAATTTAGAAACAAAAGACGTAAGAACAAAAGATGGAAATCTAAGATTTGGTCATATTCATGAAGACCAAGTAAAGTCTTCGATTATGATGCAAGGTCAAGGTGGTCTTGAATATGTAACCATTGACCAAACTGGAAAAAGAAAAGCATGGATCACTTCTAGGTGTAGAGGTCGATATCAGATTAAATGTGGAGATAACATTCCAGAAGGAGATGTTGCAATTTTCATAAGTTCTGCTGGTGAAAATGGTTTGAATCTAGGAAATATTGAGATTCATACAAAAGGTGTCTTCAAAGTTAATGCAAAGGAAATTCAATTAATTGCAACTGGAACAGATAATAGTACTGGTAGGATTACTCTTCAATCCAACGAAGAAATAAAATTAGATTCAAAGCAGATTAATATCAATGCCGCTGAGGCAATGAGCATACTTTCTGACGGAGAACTAAATACTACTGCCAAAAATATTATGAAGATGACCGCAGGATCTTTTCAAAAGTTAAGTTCTGCTAGTACATTAAAGTCACCAGTAATCCCAGTTAATTCAAGATTATTGGGTTCATCTAAACCAGGTTCAAATTAAAAGGAGAGATAATTATGTCATCGTTTAGTGACTCTGAATATATTAATCAATTATTTGTTGCGAAGGATGAGGTAAAACCAAATCTTTTTGGTAGAGGGAAAAAGAAAATTAATGGATCAGCTTATCTACAAAGTCCTGTTCTAGCTGGAAAGGATAGTAGTTTCTCCGAAGTAAAAGCGACTGTAATGATCGGTCAGATGGAAAATAGTGATACATCATCTGATAGATCTCTTTATGTAAAAGGAGATGTAAAAATTGAGGGAGACCAAAGATCTGGAATTAATGTTCTTGTTATCGATGGAGATGTTCTTGTTAATGGTAAGGTTGATTGTGGAAATAAAGGTGCATTAGCAGATAGATTTAGCCAGGCAGATGCAAGACCAAAACCTTTTGATATGGTTCATCCATCTTTGGGTGAAGGAAATCGTCTCCGTTACGCATGTATTGAGGGACCAGAGGTTGGCGTATATTTTAGAGGTAGACTAAAAAATAAAACAGAAATTAAACTTCCTTGGTATTGGAAAGATTTAGTGCATACTGATAGTATCTCAGTTCAACTCCAACCAATTGGATCCCATCAGAATGTGATTGTAAAGAGATGGGATGATTCAAAAATTTATCTTCAATCAAATGGCGGTATGCCAATCGACTGTTTCTATCATGTATATGCCGAAAGAAAGGATGTGAATGCTCTGGTCGTTGAATATGAAGGCAACGAATGGAGTGATTATCCAGACAAGGATTACAACGATCCTCAGTATGCAAATAAAGTGAATACCAAAACACTATGAAAAAATTGATTTACATTGAAGAAAATTTTTTAGATCCTTTTTTGTGTAAATCATTCATCAATTTTGCAAAAAGTAACAGGGAAGAAATACCATACGGAGACGAGAGTAGAGGTGGAGACACATTTCTTACCACAGTAACTCATTCAAATCCCAATGAATCCTTACCCAAAGAACCAATGGTTCCAGAACCAGATGGCAATTATGGTGCGATTTACTTGGGAGGAAACGTAGATCCAACTAATATTGAAATTAATAATGATGATTTACATGCAGAAGTTGTAAATGCTATCACAAAAATATGCAAATCCTTTGATAAAGAGATCATTTTAGATTATGTTGGTGTTGTAAGGTGGCCTTCTGGAACTTTCATGAAACCTCACTTTGATAAAAATGATGTACATGGACAGGATGTATTTGCAGCAATGCTTTATCTAAACGATGATTTTGAAGGTGGTTATACCTGTTTTGAAAATTTTGAAGTTAAACCAGAACCAGGCAAACTCATAATATTTTCAAACTCCTTATATTTGCATCATGTTTCAAAAGTTGAAAATGGAGAAAGATACGTTTTATCACTTTGGTACAAAGAAGATTGACACTGCGCCCAAGCGGTGCTATGATACCTGGGTAATCAAAAAACGAACTAATGCAAGATGAGTACCTGTCACGATGCGTGATTGATCCAGTGAGACGAACCGTGTATCTGTATTCTAATGAAGGTGATAGTAAAGAAGTCATCTGTGATACTGTCGAAGAGTTTATGAACGTTCTAACTTATGTTCGTTCTGTTGTTGATGAAGATACTCTTTCTTATGCAAGTCCTCTATGAGACCTGAAACTAGACAATCAATGGAAATGCTTTTCACTGCAAAGTGGAATGTTCCAACCGCAGCAGTAAACTGTGGTCTTACTAACAAAGAGATGAAGATTACGTTTAATGAATACTGTCGGTTACATCTACCCACTTATGTGGTAGAATCAAACGATCAACTCAGTCTTCCCTGAGTTTTTTATGCCCGTGTAGTCCAACGGCAGAGACAGAGGACTTAAAATCCTCCCAGTGTCGGTTCGAATCCGACCACGGGTATGCGGTACTCCCTCTAAATAATCAAAAGTGGGAAATGTCATATGAAGTACCGTATCGATACTGCATATGTTTGGTACAATGAAGGCAAGATGATTGTCTTAATGTATTTCATAAACAACGTTCCTTTTACTTTTGATGAACTTCCAGATTGTGCAATGCAAGATTTGGAAATCATTCATCTAGCAAACAACGAAAGAAGATATGAACCAGAGGATTTATACCGAACATCTTTCTATTTGATTGATGAAGAGTGCCATCCTTTGATGTTTGAACTTGAACTGGAAAATCCAGAAATGTTGCCTGTTGATTAATTTGCCTCTAAAGCATTAAGTGGCGATGTACCGCTCTTGTAAAGCGGAGAGGACGGTTCAATTCCGTCTGGGGGCTCTGAGTTCTATAAACTCCAAAATGTCATTAATTTCCCAACAAGATCGTGAAAACGTTATTGAATCCCTTGACTTTTATCTCTTCAGCAAAGGACAAGACTTCAGCGAAGAAAAGCGAGCAGAATTCAACGCACTTCTCAACTGGATACGACTGGAATATTTCAAACATGAAAATTAATCTTTGGTATTGCAAGGATATGAAGCAGTGGCGTTGGGTTCTTACTGATGATGCACATCCCATTCTCAAACAAGAATCTGGGCAACAACCATTTCTTCGTGATGCTATGAATGATGTAGCAAATACGGTAGAATATATGATGGAATGTAAGCAACTTGAATGAAGTCTGACTTCTATATTGATAAAGTAACAAAAAAACAAGCAGAAGAACTTTTACTTCAATATCATTATCTTAAAGATATTTCTAAGGGTTTCAAATCAGGTTGGAACTATGGACTCTTTAAGAAGAATGAGTTCTCTCCTTTGAATATTGGTGGACTTCAAGGAGTCTGCATTTTTACTGGATTACCTGTACCTGAAATTGCGAAAGGAGCATTTGAACTTGAAAGACACGAACAACAAGGACTCTTTGAACTCTCAAGACTTTGTATCGAACCTAGTACGCAGTCATGCGAATATAACATCACTTCTTGGTTTGTGTCAAAAACGATTAGACAATTTCGGAGAGATACTGAAGTTAAAGCAATCCTTTCTTATGCTGATTCAGATCACCATTCTGGTACAATTTATCGCGCTTGCAACTTTAAGTATTACGGTCTCACGGATAGAAAAAAAGATTTCTATTATTCAGACGGAACTAAACACTCTCGTGGGCAAGTAAAAGGTTTCGAAGGAGAATGGAAAGAACGTTCAAGAAAGCATAGATACCTCTTGGTTTTTGATAAAGAGTTACAAAAACGCTTGACATGGAAAGAAGAAAAGTGGTATAATAATAGAGGTGATACTTAAACCAGACCCTTCCGTGTGCTTCAGAACTCTCTTCGGAGGGTTTTGTTGTATGATAAATAATCCATAACGGAAACTATAAGTATTAATAAGATGGGTCTCTCCAGATTAGATAATTTTCTGAAATCAGTTCGCGGTACTATTCTTTACGTTGATCCCAATAGTATCGACTCCACTGATAGTGTTGATAATCAAGGTAATAGTCTTACCAGACCTTTTAAGACTATCCAAAGAGCTCTAATTGAAGCAGCAAGATTCTCATATCAGGGTGGACTAGATAACGATAGATTCGGTAGGACAACTATTCTACTTTATCCGGGAGACCACATCGTTGACAACCGCCCAGGATGGATTCCTGATGGGGCAAACAATTTTAGACTCCGAAATGGTCTAACATCCAATGACTTTCCAGAATGGGATGCTACGACTAATTACGATTTAACAACTAATAATAACGCACTATACAAACTCAACAGTGTTCATGGTGGAGTTATCCTTCCAAGAGGAACTTCAATTGTCGGTCTTGATCTTAGAAAAACAAAAATCAGACCAAAATATGTTCCAGATCCAGAAAATAATAACATTGAGAGATCTGCAATTTTCCGTGTAACTGGTGGATGCTATCTCTGGCAGTTCTCAATATTTGATGCAGATCCAAATGATATCTGCTACAAAGATTATACAACCAATATTTTTGTTCCTAATTTTTCACACCACAAACTTACAGTATTTGAGTATGCAGATGGTGTGAATCATGTCGTTATTAATGACGACTTCAATACATTCTCAACAGATAAAACCGACCTAGACCTTTACTATGTAAAGGTAGGTCTTGCATATGGTGCTTCCTCTGCTCGTGAAGTTCAACCAGACTATCCATCAGATGCACTTGATATTCAAACAAAAATTGATGAATTTCGTATCGTTGGATCTCGCGGTACAGAAGTTGGAATCACCAGCATTAAAGCAGGTGATGGCGTAATCTCCTCAACAACAATTACCGTTACTCTTGCACAACCAGCAACTGAATTTGATGTAGATACTCCATTCAAAATTGATGGTGTTGGAGCATTTGGATATGATGGTCAATTTGTCGTTTCTGAAAAACTAGATTCAACTAATATTCGATATAAAGTTCAGAATGCTCCTATAAATGCACTACCAACACTTGCAGGTGCAACAATTAGTATTTCTGTTGATACGGTAACATCAGCATCACCCTACATCTTCAACTGTTCCCTACGTTCTGTTTATGGAATGTGTGGACTACATGCAGATGGTGATAAAGCATCTGGATTTAAGAGTATGGTTGTGGCTCAATACACTGGAATTGGTCTACAAAAAGATCCCAATGCTTTTGTCAGATACGATCATATTACTGGCACGTATGAGGATAGAACTGCTGCGGAAAATCAAAATATTCAATCAGAGTCTTCTTCCAGATTTAAACCATCATATTCAAACTATCATATTAAAGCTTCAAATGATGCGTATCTTCAAGTAGTATCTGTATTCGCAATTGGTTATGCAAACCAGTTCCTTTCAGAAAATGGTGGCGACCAATCAATCAACAACTCAAACTCAAACTTTGGTAGTGTTGCTCTAAAAGCATCTGGATTTAAGGAGAGTTCTTTCCGAAGAGATGATATAGGTTATATCACTCACATTGTTTCTCCAAAAGAGAATGAGTCTTCTGAAATCAGCATTGAGTATTACTCTATTGATGTAGGTAGAACTGTTGGTGTGGGATCTACAACCAAACTATATCTCTATGGCCAAACTAATTCATCAATCGCACCAGATTCTGTTATTGATGGATATAGAATTGGTGCAAGAGAAAATGATAAACTGAATATCTTACTTACTCAGAGTGGAGTATCAACAGAGTATTTGGCAAGAATTGTCATGCCTCATACTCAATTCACTTCTGAAAAGAGATCAACTGTTGGAAGAAGTGCTGTTGGTATCAACAGTATTGCAAGTAATGTTCTCACTTTAACATCAAATCACAGTTTCATTAATGGCGAATCAATTCGTGTTATCAGTGAAACTGGAAACCTTCCTGATGGTATCGGAAATAATTTCGTTTATTATGCAATTACATCTGGTGTAGGATTAAATCAGATCAAGATTGCACAAACTCTAACAGATGCATTAATTGATAATCCTGTTAACATTAACAATAAAGGATCTGCTTTAACTGTTGTAAGTAGAGTCAGTGATAAAAAAGCAGGAGACCTAGGACACCCAGTACAATATGACGTATCTCATAATCAATGGTATGTAAATGTTGCATTAGCATCAACTGAAAATACTCTTTACAGCACAATAACTGGTCTTGGTCTTTCTGGTCTTGGTGTAGCTACTCCAAGAACTTATATCAAGCGTAAACCAGATACAAGAAATCTAAATGACACGATCTATCGTTTACGTTATGTAATCCCATCTGATTCAGAGGAAACAGCAAAACCACCAACTGAGGGATATGTAATTCAAGAATCTAATGTTTCTATTGCATCTACATTAGAAACAAATGCTCTTTATAATCCGACATTTACATCGTTTTCCAACTCAAACCAGTTGAGAAATCCAAGATTTATTGCAGGTGCAAGTTGGAGTGGTGGAGCTGCAAATGTTACAACTGAAATCCCACACGATTTACTAGTTGGATCTCAGGTAGAAATTTTAAATGTAAAGAGCACCAATAATACAACAGGTATTGCAAACTCTGCTTACAACGGAATCTTTACAGTTTCTGGAATAAGCAGCGCGAAGAATTTTAGTTTCGCACTTGCAGCAAATCCAGGAACTTTTGCAAATGATACTGCAACCAGAACTCCAAGTCTTCCATATTTCAGAAAGAAGAAAACTTCCGGAACATATTATATTTACAAAGTTGATGAGATTCAAAGATTTGTTCCAGCTAAGCAAGATGGCATCTATTACTTAACAGTTTTAAATTCATCAAATACACCAGGCGCAGCGCCATTTAATGTAGAAAAGTTTTCACAACCAGTTCAGAATCTCTATCCACAAGCAAACAGAGATAATCCAATATCAGATCCACAAGCATCTGTATCCATAGCACTGCCCGATATTGTTGGACAAGTTGTTGTCAATGATCCACAAAAATCAATTACAAAAGAGACTTTACACAAAAGTCTAGTTGATATTGGTGTAGGTGTTGGTCTAACAAATATTGTATCCAACACAGTTGGAACTTCTCACACTTTAAGTACAAGAGTTGATCATGGATTTAATAGAATCACTGGTCTCACTATCACTAATGCAGGTACAAATTATATTAATGGTAGTTACTATAATGTAAATCTTGTTGGATTTGCAGGATCTACAACAGGATCTCATGCTACTGCAAGAGTTACAGTTTCTGGTGGAACTATAATCTCTGTAAAGATTATTGATGGTGGCAGTGCATATGGTGTAGGAAATACTCTTACAGTCGTTGGTGTTGCAACTACGACATCAAACACACCCGCACTTTTCACAGTCAGCAACATCTATAATAATGTTGAAGACACTTTAAGTGTTGATGGAATCACAAGAGATGGTTATACTGAATATAATACTCTTTATAGAATCGCAGAAGTAAGAGATCCAAGACAAATTGTTGTTTCTTCTGCTGCGACGATCGCACCAGCTTACACTTCTGGAATCGGATCTGTTATTACTTCAAATTCAAATGCAATTCTTCTTGGCAGAACTTTAAATGTTCATTCTATCATCTATAATCATGTAACAGGAATTGCTACGGTTGCGACAGTTCAAACTCATGGATTGCAGATTGACAATAAGATTAGTCTTAGTGGTGCAAATGATTCATTCTTTAACAATCACTTTGTAATTAAAGCAGTTGGAACTACAACATCATTTACGATTAACCCAGGAACTAGCACAACTTCTCGCTCTACATTAGGAACAATCTTTACTCATCCACCAAAATATTCTTCAAGTGGCGGAAATATTGTTCCTACAACTGAGGATACTTCTGGTCGCTTAGTTGCAGAATATGCGGGTATCACCACAACTCTATCATCTGCTATTGGAGTTCTTGATACAACTATCTCCATTACAAATATCACTAATTTTGATTTTAATATTGGAGATTATCTCCTAGTTGATAACGAAATTATAAGAGTTAGGTCCACAGTTTTTGGAAATCCAATTACAGTTTTCCGTAGTGTTCTTGGAACAAAAACAACGACTCATAATTCTGGTGCTGTTATTAAGAGAATTACTCCACGTCCAATTGAACTTCGTAGAAATTCATTAATTCGTGCGTCTGCACATACCTTTGAATATCTTGGTTTTGGTCCTGGAAACTATTCAACAGCACTACCGGATAGACATGATAGAAACCTAACACCACAAGAAGAAATTCTTGCTCAGGCAACTAAGAGTGAAGGTGGTATTGTTGCATTCACTGCTATGAATGATAAGGGTGATTTCTATATTGGTAATAAGAAAGTCAGCCCATCAACAGGAAGAGAAGAAGTATTCGATATTCCTATTCCTACCGTAACAGGAGAAGATGTAACTCCTGGCGAAACTGTTGGATTTGATGTTCAAACTACATCCGAATCTAAGATCGGTAGATCAATAAGAGTTGAAGGTGGCCCTGATTCTAATATAATCAGCCAATTTGATGGTCCAGTTATTTTCAATAATAAAATTACTTCTAACTCAACAAAAGGTATTGAAGCAACATCACTCTACTTACAAGGTGATACAACTGTTTCAAGAAAGTATACCGTTGGTATTGCAACACCTGTTCTTGCAGGAAATCCTGGCGATGTTCATTATAATGGAGTTCCTGTCAGTGAAGACTTTATTGGATGGGTATATACCAATAATAATCGTTGGGAACAGTTTGGTTATATTGGAGATCCTGGGGAAAAGGGTGTTGGCGTATCTTCTAACGGATCTTATCTAGGATTCTCTACGGCAATTAATTTTGTTGCAGGTGTTGGTGCAACTCTTACAAGTGCATTTGACACTACAACCGGAATTTCTACATTTACATTCCAGGCAAGCCCGCTTCAAGTTGGAGTTTCAACTGGTCTTGGACTCAGCAAAGTATTTGCTGGTATCGCTACTGAAATTAACTTTATTGGTTATGGAATAACAATTACTGCTTTCCAAAATGCAGGAATTGCAAGTATCACTTTTGATGCATCTGGTTCCGCAGGAAATCCTCCTGGTCTCCCTGCGAACTCACTACAATATAATGCTGGGGGATTCCTTGGTGGAAGTTCTGCACTACTTTTTAATGGTACAAGTCTTATTGCAGGAAACTCTATTGGTATCAATAGTTCAACACCTTCTGCAAGACTTGAAATTGTATCCTCAACCACTGAGGCACTTCGCATTAAGTCAACTAACAACGACCAAACACCAGTTATTGTAGATGCTAATGGTAATGTTGGTATCGGAACAACGACTGCGATCGGAGCACTTGATGTTGTAGGTAATGCCGCTGTTACTGGTGAATTAAGAGTCTATAATAATAGCAGAGATTATTATGTTGGTCTACAAGCAACAACTCTCAATGCAAATGTAAATCTAACTCTACCACCAGTCGTTGGTGCTGCTAGCAGCATTCTCTATACAACTGGCAGTGGAATTCTAAATTGGATTTCCCCACAAGCATTAGTTGCTCTTGCATATACAAATACTGATGGTCTCCCAGAGGGTTCTACCAATCTATACTTCACTGCTGAGAGAGCCCAGGATGCGATTGGTGCTGCAATTACTTCCGGTATTCAAACAGGAATTACTGTTACATATGATGATGTAAATAACCGCATTAACTTTAACAGTTCAGCGGCTACACCATTCCCATTCACAACTCGTGGATTTAGTATGCCTATTTGATTATCCTGCTTCTGGGATGACTACGATATTATATGCACCAGATGGGAATGATGAGTTTGACGTAGTTACTGAAAAGGTCTGTCCAGCTGCTAACATCAATTCTGTTGGAACTCCAAAATCCACACCTGATCCCTGTATGGATACATATGAACCGTTGTTACTAGTTACTGCAGGAGTAAATTGACTTTGACCGGCGAATGTGAAGTTAGCAAAAGCAAGATTTCTTCCAATTCTAACTCCCTGAGGAATCGCAACACTTCCACCATTTCCCCATGACATGGTATCAAAAGCCCCTCCACCACCAGGAGCCTGCAAATAATTAATCACAATTCTAACATTTTGACCAGTGTTATTGGTATATGAAACATTACCAGTTCCACTTAATACTTCTGCTGCCATATTTACCTGAAAAAATACTTTTCTTGTATTTATAAATAAGTAAAAAGGGTGGAGAGTGAAACCCCATGGCAATCAATAAGAATTTCATAATAAAGAACGGTCTTGAAGTAGGAACAGACCTTATTTTTGCCAATGACATCACGAATACAATTGGTATTGGTACTACCAATGTAAGGCATACTCTACATGTTAATGGTGGTATTGGAGTAACAAACCTTGTTGCCACAGGTATTGCTTCACTCACTTCATTAGCAATATCTGGATCTGTTGCTGTTGGTGCAACAAGTTTTACAGGTTTAAGTGGGCAATATTTAAAATCAACAGGGACTGGTGTTGCGTGGGAAAATTTTCCAGTGGGAAGAACATCCACATCAATTATTGCAACTGCTGGTCAAACTATTTTTAACACAGCATATTCGGTAGGACTTGTTGATATTTTTATCAACGGTGTTAAGTTAACCCCATCAGAATTTGTTGCAACAGATGGAGTTTCAATTACATTAAATGAAGCATGTTTTGGTGGAGAGAATGTTGATATTCTTGCATATGCAGTTCAAGGTCTTGGTATTGGTGCAACAGGAATCACTGGTTTAACAATCCAAGACGACGGCATACTAATTGGCAATCCACAAGGAGTTACTTCGATCAATTTTGTTGGAACAGCAATTACAGCAGCTGCATCAGGAGCAGGAGTAACAATAACAGTTTCTGGAACTGCTAGTGGACAATCTTCTCAGTTTGTAACCAATTCTGCTGGTATTCATACACTTTCTAATGTCGGCATAGGAACCACAAATCCAACATCAAAACTCACTGTGACTGGTGATGGAACTTTCACTGGTGTTGTAACTGCCACATCTTTTGTTGGTGCTCTGACTGGTAATGTCACTGGTAATGCAACGGGTCTTTCTGGAACTCCTAACATCAATGTAGGAACCATTGCGGCAACAAGTCTCAATGCTTCTGGTGTTGTTACGGCGACATCTTTTGTTGGTGATGGATCTGGAATAACTGGAATTATTGCATCTGGAGCAGGAATTATTATCAGAGATGATGGTGCATTAGTTGGAGCAGCTGGTTCCATTGATTTTGGATCTGGATTATCGGTATCTAATGTATCTGCTGGTGTAGTAACAGTAACCTCATCTGGTGGAGCGACACAATTTGTAAACACTGCTGCTGGTATTCATACACTCTCTAATGTTGGCATCGGAACCACAAATCCACAAACAAAATTACAAGTTGAAAGATATGGTGTAAAGACCGGACTTGGAACATTTAATGCCTCTGCTGGAATAGCAACAGACATTGATACTTTTACAATTTCTACAACTGATTTTAAGACCACAGAATACACATTACACTTTATTCATTCTTCCAATATGCAGGCACAAAAAGTTCTTGTGATGCAAAATGGAACAACCGCATACTCACAAGAATATGGTGTTATGTCAGATCCAAATTTGATTGTTTCGGTCGGGGCAACAATCTCCTCTGGTGTATGTAAATTGCAAGTAACACCAGAAACAGGAATCAGTGGTCTAACGACTTATAGATTTACAAGAGAGACGATGCTATAATATGGATCCTATTGAAGTAATAGAAGTAAGATTAACAGAAGATACTCCAATCTTTGAATATATTCCAGAACCAATTGATGAGTATATGGTTATTGTTAATGATTCTTCTGATTGGGAGGAAATTCATACTTACATTATTGAAGAAAATGAGATTGATGGTGTACCAAATAGAAGTATTACTTGTTCTAATATTAGAGAATATTCTTTAAGAAGTTCTGTTTATCTAATGAGTCGTCAAGAAGCGGAGGTTTTGAGAACTCATCCAAAGGTAGAGAGTGTAATATTAAATCCAGACAAATATCCAATACCAGAATCAAAATTAACAAATAGATTTAAAAAAAGTGTTGCATTTAATAAACCAGCACTCACGGCAGCACTTGATACTGAAACAACATCTCACACAAATGGAATACGATCAAATTGGAATATCACATTTGTTAATGGAAATCAATCAAGTTTACCCTATCAAGGCACTGGTATTACAACCACAACACTTGAGAATACTGATGTTCCATATTCACTAACAGGTAGAGGTGTTGATGCTATAATTGTTGATGATGGTATTGGTGCTGTTCATCCCGAGTTCATTGCAGATGATGGAACCCGTAGAGTCAAAGATTTAATTCTTGATGGTCCATATAAAGTTGATCCAACGTATTTTACAACAAATAATCTAACCTATACAAAAATAATTGATGGTGTTAATTTTGGAGTTGGGATTGCGTCAACTGCTGCTCGTGAGTGGTGGACAGATTCATCTAAAAGATCGGCGTCTTTTCAATCTTTAGGGACAATTAGTTCCATCAATTCATTATATACAATTGGTCATGCATTATCTAAAACATCTAACTCGAATAGCAACCAAATGACTGATGGCCATGGCACTGCCTGTGCATCTCAGATTGGTGGAAAGTCTTTTGGATTAGCATTTGAATGTAATCTCTGGGCTATAAGGATTAGTTTTGGTGATGGGTATATTAGTTCTGGAACGGCACTTGATATATGTACCATATTTCATAAGGCCAAAAAAATAATGCAACCTGGTAATCCAGATCCAACTTTGGTGAACAATTCATATGGAACTTTTTATAGCACAGGAAATACAAGTAGCACTACATACTCACACACCTACAGAGGTTCTAATTTAACTTATACTGGTTCAGGGGATTCCGCAACCATCCCTGCAAATGCTGGTGCTTGTAGAAATAATACAAGAATTATATATCAAAGTGGGGGAACAAATTACTATGCATACACTACAACAAATGGACAATATCTATATCCAAGTTCTACCTCAAATTTGGGTGCAGAAAACGCAATTGCCGCTGGATGTATTATTGTGACCGCTGCTAGTAATAGTAATCAAAAACTTTCTGACAGCACTGATATAGATTATAATAACTATTATGCACTGGACGGAACATATATTTGCAGAGTTCAGGGAGTTCAGAAAGGTCATTCTGGAACTGATACTCCTTCAAGTGGAAGTATTCGGGTTGGCGCTTTGGATTGTGGTGTAGAACCTCCAAGTGCAAAACAAGGTGCCACAGCATATGCTATTCGTAAAGTGTGTTATTCTGCTAATGGTCCAATGATAGATGTATGGGCACCCGCAGAGATGACAATGGCTGCTGGTTATGCTGGTAGTTATGAAGATTATCAGCGACAAGATAATACAAGTTTTTACGATACTTGGTTTAATGGAACAAGTTCTGCTTGTCCTAATGCTTGTGCTTTGATTGGTTTACATTTACAGATAAATAGAAAAGCAACTCAAAGAGATGTTAAAGAATGGTTATCTAGACACGGAGGTAGAGAAATTGCATTATCAGATCCATATCCTGGAGTGAATGATACAGGATATTGGACACAAACTTATAATTCAACTTATGATAGTCCAGCAAATTCAAGTGAAGTTTACAATATACGTGGTAATGGCAACTTGAGGGGTGCTCCAAAAAGAGTTTTACACAATCCTTATGCAAACAATACTCTACCTTCTATAAGTGGTGTCAATATTTCTGGTATATCTTTTACACAATCATAAATACCTAAAAAATCAAAATGGCTGATAAAGGTTTTGGTATAAGACAATTAAATCTAATTGGTGCCTCTGGGACGCCAAAGATTGAAAGTCCTAATAATTTAAACTTAAATGCCGTAACCGTTGCTATCAGCACTGATGTGACTATTGGTGGGCAGGTAACTTCTAATATTATTGTTGGCACGGGCAAGTCAGTTGGTATAGGAACTACACTTCCGACGAACACTCTTACTGTTGTTGGTAGTGGGACATCAACATCTCAACTTTTTGTTACTGGTGTTTCTACTTTTAATAACACTCTTACTGTTGTTGGTAGTGGGACATCAACATCTCAACTTTTTGTTACTGGTGTTTCTACTTTTGCTGGTATTACAACGGTCACTGGACCGACATTATTTGCTAAACAATTAAATGTTTCTGGTGTAGTTACAGCATCATCATTTGTTGGTGATGGTTCATTACTCACTAATCTTCCTGGCGGTGGTGGTGGTATTGCTGGTATTAATACATCTGGAACTTCTACATTTACTAATCTGAATGTAACAGGTGTTACTACATCCACTGGTGGGTTTGTAGGAAATGTAACAGGAAACGCAACGGGTCTTTCTGGAACTCCTAATATTACTGTTGGGACCATTAGTGCAACTACTACAACAGCAACCTCTTTCAGATCCACTACTACGGTTGGTGATGGAACAGATATTGGATTTGCTATCAAATACTATATAACTGAATCTTCAGGTAAATATAGATTAGCTGGACCTGGAGTATTGAATAGTACAGATAATCCAACTCTTTACTTACACAGAGGATTTACTTATATTTTTGAAAACTCTACTGGAGGTGGTCACCCATTTGCGATTCGCACAAGCAATGGAGGATCCGCATACACTTCTGCATTCTTGAGTGGATCTCAAAGTGGAACACAAATATTCACAGTTCCTTTTGATGCTCCAAATACTTTAGTTTATCAATGCACTATTCACGCAGGTATGGTTGGAACTCTCAATATTGTCACATAGATTTAATCTAATTCAGTCCAGATTAAAAATCATATTTAATACCGACTAATAAATAAAACACAGGATTCATGAGAAATGCCTAGCAATAGAGAGCTTTCACAATTAGGTGGTTATATTAATGTTGATGATGCTTCCAAGTTAATTGGAATCAGCACCAATGTATTAATATCGGGTATTATCACTGCAACATCATATTATGGAGATGGTTCAAATCTTACTGGAATCCTAACTCCGAACGATATTGTTGGTATTGATACAACCGGAACATCAAACTTTGCAAACGTTTTTGTTACTGGTATTACAACTATTGCAAGACTCAAATCTGGAAATATTTTTTCAACGGGAATCGTTACCGCGACAACATTCTCTGGTAATTTATCTGGGAACGTCACTGGAAATGTAACAGGTAACTTAACTGGTGAAGTAAATGCACCAACATTTAAAACAAATTCTGATGGTGTCAATGTTATCGGCATTGCCACAGCAACAAGTTTTAGTGGGAATGGTTCTAGACTAACAGGAATCGCAACAAATATTCAAGCTGGTAATAGTATAGTAATTTCCCAAAATCCACCAGGAAACTTTATTGTTACAGCTGTCACTGGTGTTCCATCTCAATGGGAAACAGTTGCTTCTGGAATTCACACAACATCAAGTGTTGGTATTGGAACAACAAATCCAACTTCAAGACTAACAGTTTCTGGAAATGTTGCTGTTAATTCTGGTAATGTTACCGTTGGATCTGCTGTAACAATTAGTTCAACAGGAATTAATTTGGGATTTGGAACTGCCGAATCTTTATCATTTAAAAATTACGCAGAAACTGTCAATGCTCTTGGAACTACTGGTGCATCTGTCACAATAAATTTGAAAGATGGTAATTTTGTAACAGCAACTCTCACTGATAATTGTACATTTACTTTTACACCAGGAATCACTTCTGGTGCAATTTCATTCACACTATTCTTAACGAATGATGGAACACCTGGAAGATCTATTACTTGGCCAGTATCAGTAAAATGGCCGAATAATACAGTTCCATCAAGAACAACAGATGCAAATAGATCTGATGTTTGGTCATTCTTTACCTTTAATGGTGGTACAACCTGGTACGGAAATCTTACACTCTTTAATTATACAATATGAATTCTAAGTATATTGATTTCATCGGCATGTACGATGAAGTGTTTCCCGAAGATTACTGTGAACATATGATCGAACAATTTGAAAATAAAGTTGTTTGTGGTCATTGTTCAAATAGGCAAGATTTTGAGAACGAAAAAAAGTTTAGAAAAAATGATGAGTTTTATTTTTTAAATTTAAAACCACACTTAAATGATCGTTTTCAGAGCACTGACAAAACCAATGTTAAAGTATTTTTTGATGGTCTTCAAACTTGCTTTGATCATTATGTGAGTGAATATGATGTTCTGACTGATTCAAATATATTTTGCTCAGAAGTTAAGATGCAAAAAACTTCACCGGGCGGAGGATATCATATTTGGCACTATGAGCAATGTAGTTCTCAAGTTTCTACTAGGATTATGACATTCATTGCGTATCTGAATACTCTTGAACCAGATTGTGCGGGAGAAACCGAATTCTTATATCAGAAAAAGAGAATTCCTCCTAAGAAAAATACGATGGTAATTTTCCCAGCATCATATACTCACACTCACCGAGGAAATGTGGTTTTTGGTGATGAAGCAAAATATATAATAACAGGATGGTTCCACTTAGGTTAAAATAAAGTTATGCCTTTCATTCACGAAAATATCAGACAGGGAAGAATGTTTCCAGGAGGCACAATAACTTTTAATGCTCCTGGAAATTGGACTGCTCCTGCAAGAATTCATTCAGTTACAGTAACAGGACGAGGTGGTGCAGGCAATCCGGGAGCTCCTGGCATTGCGGGAAATGCAGGAACAGGAAACCCAGGAAATCCAGGAATTAATGGATCAGGTGGTTTAGGTGGTAACGGTGGAACAGGAAACTCAGGAAACCCCGGTGGTGGAGGAGGTGGAGGTGGAGGTGGAGCGATGCAGCGATCGGGAAAACCAAATCGACCAGGAAATCCAGGAAATAATGGTGCAACACAAATACCATTCAATTTTGGTGTAGGTGGAAATGGCGGCACTGTACCAACACCATCAAATGCAGGATTTGCTGGTTTTACTGGAAATGCAGGAACTGGAAATGCAGGAACTGCAGGAAATGCAGGAAATCCAGGAAATCCAGGAAATCCTGGCACTTTTAATGCAGGAGGATCTGGAAGTGTTGGAGCAAGCGGAAATATAGGTGCGAGTTCATCTGCTTTGGGTGTTGTTTTTCCTGGCGGAGCTGGTGGTACAGGAGGAAATGGAAACTCTGGAACTCCTGGAAGTGCAGGAACAGGTGGAAACGCAGGAAACGCAGGAGGAACAGGAGGAACAGGAAATCCTGGTGTTGGTGGAAATGGTGGTGGAGGCGGTGCCGGTGGTGGTGGTGGAACTAATAGCGTTCCAGGCCAAGGCCCAGGAACTGCTGGAGCTGGAGGTCCAGGCGGAAATGCAGGAAATCCAGGAGGTACGACCGCAAATGCTGGCGGAACGACACCGCCATCTAATATATCTTTAGGTGGAAATTTTGGATTTAACCCATTAAATATACCAAATACAGCCCTTTGGGGCGGCAATGGTGGTGACGGAGGGTGGCCAGGAACTTATGGTGATAGAGGAGGTGGAGGTGGAGGTGGAGGAGGAGGAGCTGGAACTGGTGGATTTGGATCATCCGGAAGTACAGGAGCATCTGGAAATCCAGGATCAGGTGCAGGTGTAGGAAATCCAGGATTTAACGGATCTGCTGGTTCTTCAAATCCAGGATCACCTGGATTAAATGCAAATCCATCAACATCATTCCCAGTTAAAGTTACTGCATCATCTACATATCCAATAACAGTTGCTTCTGGTGGATTTGTAACTATTACCTGGACCACTCAGTAATAAATATTAAAAATATTCTTAATTTGAAATGAAAAATCAAAAAGAATCTCAAACGAGAAAAAAGATTAATGAATTTTACGAAAAACAAGAATATCTAAGCATTCAACAAAATCCAAATCGAGCCAGATCAGTCACTGTTGGAACTGCATTTGGAGGAGTTGTAGAACTGGTCCTAAGGTCTGATGCTGCGACAGTATGGGCTCAGATGCAACCTGTTGAAGCAATTGAGTTAATGGAACAGATTGCAGCAGGTTGTGGCGTAGAAATTGCTATGAGACCAAAACAAAATTTTGCAGCATGGAGAGGATGGGAAGAAGTTATTGATAGAAATATTTCTGTTAATAAACTTGAATGGAAAGGAGCTGCTCCATATCAATTGGCACACAGAGAAGAAGAGTTAAAATTACTAAAAGAACCAAAGAAAAGAAGAACCAGAAAAAAAGTTGAAAAACTAGAAGAAGCGGAAGTAAATGAAGAATGATTATTATGTTTTAGTTGACTATAACTTAAATCAAATTATTGATCATATAAAACCACTTCCAGAAAATTGGAGTAATATTTCAGGGCTTCCAAATTATAGTGATCAAAAATTAGAAGATCTAACTTGGGCAGGGCATCCTGGATTAGGTTGGATTAAGATATCATCAACCAAAATATCCAAATTAAAATACAGTCCAGAGTGGTTAGAGATCAATAAAAATAACCTAAAAGAATCTATTTCAAATAAAAAAGTTGAGTCTCAAAGTGAAATATTAAATTACAAAGGCAATTATATCATTGCCGACGAGAAAACCAAAATTAACTTAATAGTTAAAAAGTTGTTGTCTAATAAGAGTTTTTATTGGAAGTTTATCAATTCCCACCAATTACTTTCAGTTGAAGAAGTTAATACTTTATTAAGTCTTTTGGATAATTATACGCAAGAGTGCTATAATGAAGAAGCAAGATTATATTCAATAATAGATACTATTACAAATATCGATGATTTGATTTCTATTAAATTATCTGCAAGTTGGCCGAGTACAATATTACTATGATTTCAAAGTATTTAAAAAATAAAAGTTCATTAGAAGAACTAGATTCAACAATAAATTTATCTGATTTGAATGGACCATCACCAGAATATTGGTATCTTAAAGGAAAACCCAATAATAATTTTGCCTGGAAACAAAACATATTCTCAGATTATCAAATAGAAAAAATAAAAGCAATAGGAAAACTTCTAAATCAAGAACGTGCCACAGTTGGAAGTAGAGGTCCTGATTGTTTAGATGTGAGAAGAAGTTTTACTTCATGGATTCCCGTAAGCAGTCAAACAAGTTGGATCTATCAAATTCTTACTGATGCTATTAATGAAATAAACGATCAGTTTTTTGAATTTGAATTGGAAAAAATAGAAAGACTTCAATTCACTCTCTATAAATCGGAAGAATCTGGTTTCTATGCTAAGCATACTGACCCTTTACTTTGGAATATTCCTCACAATCGAAAGTTATCAATATCAATTCAATTATCCGATCCTGCATCATATGAAGGAGGAGATCTAATTCTTCACTATCAACAAGATCCAGTTCTCCTCAACAAGGAAAAAGGATTAGCAGTTTTCTTCCCTTCATATACTTTACATGAGGTTACTCCCGTAACAAAAGGAGAAAGATATTCATTAGTGGCATGGGTTCATGGAAAATAGTTTTTTAGATAAAGGTTATTTCGTAGTTAAAAATTTCCTTGATTCTGATTTTGTAAACTTTATTCAGCATTACTTCTTCGTAAGAATCAAAGGTGGACAATACGAAAAAGAAGATACACAAGCACCACTGAGCAAATCTTTTTATGGTGATCCATTGATGGATTCTGTTTTAGATTTGTCATGTGAATCTTTATCAGAAATTTCTGGACTCAATCTTCTACCAACATACACCTATACAAGATTATATTCTATTGGTGATGAGTTGCATATTCATAGAGATAGACCTTCATGTGAAGTTTCTGCTACTTTGTCTCTCGGTATTCCAGATGAAGAAAAAGTCAGTCCAATTTATTTCAGCGAGAAAGAAGATAAATCAAATGCGGTAGAAATTATCTTAGAACCAGGCGATCTCTGCCTTTACAGAGGTTGTGATCTTTATCATTGGAGAGAAGCATTTACTCAGAAATGGTATTTGCAATCATTTCTACATTATGTAAATGCGGAAGGTCCATATAAAGATAATCTTTATGATGGAAGAGAATTTTTGGGAATGAGAAAAGACTCCTGATGTGTTCCTATACCATAAATAAAGCATAAGAATTTTTTTATGGGAAATGCCCAATAATAGAGAGCTTTCGCAGTTAGGTAGTTACATCAACGTTAATGATACCAATAAAACAGTAGGTATTAATACAAGTCTTAATGTTGTCGGAATTGTAAGTGCGCCAACATTTATTGGAACTATAAGTGGAAATGCATCTAGTTCTTCCTTTGCTTCTGTTGCTGGTGTAGCAACACATGCACAAAATGCTTATTGGGAGAAGACAGTAACTGGCATTAATACAAATTCAAGTGTTGGAATTGGAACCACAATACCGACAAGCACTCTGACTGTTGTTGGAGATGTTAGTGCAAATAATTTTATAGGAACTGCAACAAAAGCTACTTTGGCTGATGTTGCAACTTTTGCAATAAATGCAGATGCAAGTTGGTCAAGAACATCAGCAGGTATTCATACTCTTGGAAATGTTGGAATTGGAACAACAAATCCATTATCAGAATTATCAATCAATGGAGATATTTCTCTAACTGGAAATGAAGTTAGAATTGGTGTAGGGAATACTAGACAGAGTGTTTATATTGGTTCGATTGAAACAGAACTATTAGCACCAGAATACAAATCGCCAAACCTTCACTCAGTTATTATTGGTGCGGGTGCGGGAAGTACTGTTGTAGTTTCTGGTCTAGGAAGTTTCTCCACAATAGTTGGAGCATATGCAGGAGAAAGAAATACTGGATTCCAAAATAATTTTTATGGAAATTCTGCTGGACAGCATTCTGGTGATGGTTCATTTAATAATTATTTTGGAGCGGGGGCTGGGGCAGGAAATACAGGAAACCAGAATGTCTTTTTAGGTGATTTCAGTGGTGCTGGTGCGGGAGTAACAAATCCATATTACCTACCAACAAGTTTATATTCATCAAGTTTTTCAGTCGCGGTTGGTCATTATGCTGCAAAAAATGGAATTGGTAGTTTTTCAACTTATCTAGGATCATATACTGGATTTGGAACTTCCTCTCAAAATTCAGAAGGTAATGTTGTAATTGGATATGGTGCTGGGTCTTCTGGCATTCCAAATTCCTATAATGTTATTATAGGAACTAATGCAGGACTCGCTAAATCTATAACATTACCTTACAATGTAGTAATAGGTCAGGGAGCAGCATATAATGGCATTAGCGACCCTACTTTCAATTTTGGATCTAACGTTATAGTAGGAAATTTTGCTGGTTATGCTGGTGTTGAAGCAGGAGCTAATGTCCTTGTTGGAGCCGAAGTAGGTGGAGCAAAATCAATAACAACTCTTGGCAATATAGCCATAGGTCCATCAGCTGCATATAATGGATTGACCGGCATTAATAATATCGATGCCGGTTCAAATATATTAATAGGTGGAAATGTAGGATATGCAGGTGTTTCTACGGGTCTTAATGTTCTTATAGGACCATCTGTTGGTTACGGAAAAACGATATCAACAAGAGCCAATGTAGTCATAGGTACAAAGGCTTTATATAATGGTTCTACTGGCACTGAGGGTGGCAATGTTGTATTAGGAACCAATTCAGCATATGCTGGAATCAGCTCCTTTAACAATGTTGTTGTTGGATCTTTTGCAGCAGGATTAGGAACAGTAAGAACTCCTGATAACATAATAATAGGACCTGCGGCTGCATATAATGGAATTGCAGAAGTAACTAGCACAGGATCAAATATTATAATAGGAAAAAATGCAGGATACGCTGGAATTAGTTCGAATTCAAATATCATTATTGGATCAAATGCTTCTGTTGCAGCAGCAATATCAAGTCCAAATAACATAGTTTTAGGTTCTTCTGTTGTGCGTAGTGGAATTACTTCTGCTGCTCCCGAGAATGTTGCCATTGGTTATGCCGCTGGTTATAGTGGCATAACAGGTGGTTATAACTCTCTTGTTGGAACATATGCGGGATTTTTATCTGTAAATGGGACATATAATTCTGTTCTTGGATACGCTGCATATGGAGGAAGTGGATCAGCTACATCAGGTACAGAAAACGTTGTTATAGGAAGATCGGCAAAATATTACGGTGGTGCAGGAGATTATAATACTCTTGTTGGATCTTATAGTGGAAATTACAATACAGGAAATCAAAATACTTATATTGGATATGCTGCTGGATATAATAATGTAACTGAAGCAGGATCTAATAATATTGCAATAGGATATTATTCTGGATGGAGTCTCCATTACATTAATGGAACATCTAATAAAATTGTGATGGGCAACACATCCCACACAAATGCATACATTCAAATTTCTTGGACTATTGTTTCAGATGAGCGTGATAAAAATATAACTGGAACAGTTCCTCATGGAAAAGACTTTATTGACAGTTTAGAACCAATCGAATATCAATTCAAAGACAGGGAAACTGGTGAAGTTAAAGATACTACTAAGAGATATGGTTTTAGTGCTCAAAAAGTTCTTGAACTTGAAGGCAATGATTCGGTAATTGTAGATTCAAATAACCCAGATAAGTTGTGTCTGACCGATTCTTATTTGATTCCAGTCCTCGTAAATGCGATTAAGGAACTAAATAAGGAAAATCAAGATCTCAAAAAGAGACTTGAAAGAATCGAATCTCACTTAAATCTAGATTAAAATGGATCATCCTGATATGCAATCAACACCAATGCCACCTCTTGCAGAGGATAACCTTGATCAACCACCAGAATTAAAGGAAATCCCACCACCAAATCCTGAGGGACCTCACAATCCACCAGAGCCTGGATAGTATGCCACTTTAAAAAGTGTCCACTAACCCCCCAGAATTGACCTGGGGGGTTTTATAGTGTATGGAGACACACAGAGATCCGAATGCGGTACTCCACACTAGACAGATTGATTTTTGTCACATCCTTCGTCTGGGCGACGCACTGGGGTGTTAAAGTATCTGCAGTTGCACTCAACGCACTCTTCTGATGCTCACACTATACACCAGTGGATACTCTTACAGCAAGCGTCGCTGTCAGGATGCTGTAACTTGGTTCATTCAAAAGTATCTTCCAAAGCACAAAATTGAGATCACTGTCAATCATCGTGGTCTTGCGCGAGAGGGAGTTTATGGATGGTGTACTGTGATAGACTGTAACTATCGTCCCCGTGAGTTTGAGATTGAACTTCACAATCAAATGAATGAGGATCTCTATCTTCAAACTCTATTCCATGAACTCTGGCACGTTTATCAACACGTTATGAGGAATCTTAAAGATAAGCATGGAAAACGCCTCTGGAAGGGCATAGACCACACGGAGACGGACTATTCAGACCAGCCCTGGGAATGTGAAGCACACCTGATGGAAAAACAACTCTATAATGAGTATCTGGGTATCAACAAAGTCACTGCTTTTCCTAATCGCTTGACACAATCCTGAAAACTCTGTATAATGACCTTTGTGGAGGTTAAAAAACTATGATCTCAATGAAAACTCCAAAGACCAAAAAACACCTTGTTTCTGTCACTCCAATCAGTTCCAAAGCAAAGAACCGTTTTGTGAATATTATGGAGTCTTTTCATACCTGTGAAGTGGAACAAGAAACTACGGATAAGTTCTTTCTTGTTTCATTAAATAAAATGTACTGCTTCTGGATTCAGAAAGAAGGCAACGAACACTGGAAAATAGAAAAATGAAATCACTACTACTTGCTGCTGCACTACTGACTACACCTGCACTTGCACATAATTATGATGTCACTGTTAAAACACCGACAACACCAAAAGTATATCGCACATTTACATATGAAACTCCGTGTGCATTGAATGTCAGTCTGCAAACGCAGTTTGACACCTGTAAAGTAGTAGAAACCCGTGAGACTGGTGGCGCTCTTCGCACTCGTAACATTTATTCTAATCGCTTTGGACTCACAATTAAGTCCTGGTTTGATAAGGAGAAAGGTTTTATGACTTGGGATAGTCATAATAAGTTTCCATATAAGTGGCAATACAGAGTTTCAGGTGTAGCAGATCAGGGTGCCTGGTCTATGGTAATGCCTGGATTTTTACTACAAAATGTATCTTGGGATTGATTGTTAAATAGTATAACTACTATACTGTTTATGGATGAAACCCCAGATATCAAGTGGAACCGTGGTTTAGATTTGTTTATAGAATCCGTGTATAAACCAGATAACGAATTAAGACAGTGTGCTCATAATCAAGAGTGTTATCACGAGTTGATGTGGGTCAGAGAAAATGTTCTAGAATATCTTAAAACTTTAAGACGATGACTGCTTATGCTGTTTGGTTTATTATCTTTGCCTGTATTGCTTATCTGATCGCAACAGATGAGAATGTTGCCAAGGCAGTTTATTTTACAGGTAAGATTGTAAATAATAAACTTGCAAGATTCCGTTGGTGGGTGATACACAATCCCAGAACACCCTGGGCACAATATGTAATGTGGAGACGCTCAAATCGACTTGCTAAAGAGTTGATGAATGAGTTACAATCTAAAAATAAATAAACTATATCTGGAAAATCTTATGCTCTCCACGCAATATAGATTAAGATTAGAGGCAATATGTGAGAAGATTGCTTCTCAAGAGGAAGTAAGTTTAGAGGATATGATTTGGGCAGAGAAGCTTTCCAAAGCAAATCGCTCCGCTGCGACTATACTCCGTCAGGCAAGAAGGAAAGCAGAAAATCCTGATATGAGAGAGGGAGATATGGACGATTTTTTAAATCAACTTGATATTGGCGGCACTGGACTTGATCGTTTCGGTAAGCGTAGTTTTAATGATGTAGATGATATGATTGACTGGTGGACTGAAGGTAGAGACAAACCCGATGATTGGAGGCAAAGAGATTGACCTACGATGAGTTTATACACAAAGGCACCGAACATTATATAGATATGGTGCGTTTGATTGACATTAAACTCAAATATCGTATGTCTTTTACGGAAGAAGAAAAACAAATCAATGATTACATTATGGAGTTTCAGCACAATGCTAAGATTAATGAGTTGAGAGATAAGTTTGAGAAGTGTCTGAACGTAGAAGAAGAATGAAACCTTTTGTATTAATCACTTGTTTTCTGCCTATCGCTGTGATATGGTTAGTGATGAAATTATCTCTATGGTTGTCCTCTAGTGTAACAGAAGTCAATTATGTCAGAGAAGATGCAAAACGACCACACGGACCCTATGTGGAGAACCCATATGAAGACACTGACAGAGAGAATGAAGAGGATTGAGATTGCTGAAATAATTGATGAAGCCATCTGGCAATGGTATTTTGAGAACGGTAAGGAAGTTCCCAACTGGAAATATGAAAAAGATCCTCAGTGGTGGACGGACTACCTAGAAGAACTTGACAATCAAAACTAGATACTCTATAATTCCTACATATACTTCCCTTATCATGGATTACAAACCCTATTCACCTGAGTGGCATCGCTACAGATACTTAAAAGAAGCATTAGACAAGTATTTGGATGACTATGTGGATAATGCTGTCGTGATGGCAGATATTCTTGATGTCCTATCTGCTCGTTCAGAGTCAGCACACAGAGAGTTTGTGCGTGTAAATGAACTAGAGATAATGCTTCATAAAGCACAGTAGGCATAAATTTTTATTGCGTAATATCAGCAAATCAACACAAAATATCTAAATAGTGATAGAATTAAGAGGTGATTTAGATGAACGAAAACTTCTTTATCATGGTTTCTCTTTTGCATGGAGGTCATTATGCACAACTTAATCTCATTC